TGAGTGAAGAAGAAAAGGAAATTTTTAAGAAGAAGATGAAACTAGCAAAGTGCAAGACAATGAGCCATTTCTTACGGAAATGTGTTCTCGAAAAAGAAATCTATCAAGTGGATCTACAGCCATTTGCCGACTTGCAGGGATTACTTTACAACGCCACCAACAATCTAAATCAGATTGCAAAGCGTGTGAATTCTACGGGAGTGATCTATAGCAATGATATAAAAGACATAAAAAAGCAAGTGGATCACCTTTCTAAAGAAATATGGCAGATTCATTCCTTACTACTTAGACGAAGCAATGAGAACGGAGAAAAGATATAATGGCAATCACAAAGATACACCCGATAAAAGCAACGCTCAACATGGCTATTGACTATATTACTGATACCAAAAAGACAGATGAGCAAATACTAGTCAGCACAAATAAGTGTCACCCGGTATCTGCACACACGCAGTTCTTAAAGAGAAGGGAGGAGCAAAACACAAGGGGAAATGTCCTTGCAAGACATCTCATTCAGTCTTTCCTACCAGGCGAAACTACTCCTGAAATTGCTCACCAGATTGGTCTGGAACTATGCAAGAACATACTGAAAGGGGAATATGAATTTATCCTAAGCACCCACATCGATAAAGGACATATTCATAACCACATCATTTTCAACAACGTAAATATGGCAACTGGAAAATGCTATCAATCCAACAAAAGAAGCTACCATCAGATTCGCTATCAAAGCGATAAACTCTGCAAGTTTAGCAGTCACGTTCTTCAAGACCATAGCGAAAGAGTTCAAGACAGGCATAATCGCATTGATAATCGGTAACATGGCATTACCCAGATTCAATGCACTATCTTTCATCAACGACTTAAACAAGCTGATACTACCATTGACTGAGTTGGATAAGGTATCTCCATACTTGGCTGTAGCTTGCTCTAGGATAGCCATAAGGCGGATTTGTTGCTGGGTTTGATAATCCAACTGTTGCCAGCTTTGTCCGTTTGCGAACTTCTTAAAAGCTTCAGTAGACTCAATCATAGCCACATTGACGTTGATTCCTAAGTCTTCAATTGCTTCGGTGTTACCTAGCAAACCAGAGCGAATACGCTCCATAACGTCTGTAATGCTACGCCCTGATCCTTCAGCAACAACTGCCGATGTCTGCAACATCTTAGCGGTATAAGCACTTAGCTTGTTGGTGTCTTTGATAAATCCAGAAAATAGGTTTGAGTAGACTGCACCGTAGTTAGTAGCCTCACCCACCCCCATATTCATAGCGTTGGCGTTATCGTTAACCCATTTTAAGAAAGATTGCGAACTCTCGCCCATCTGTCGCTTGATTTGGTTCATAGACGCTGATACTTCAAGAGCTGTCTGAGCTGAATACATCCCAACATCAAGCAATTTCTTACCAAGGATTGCAAAACCAGCGAACTTAGCTAGCTTACCAAACGCACTACCGATTGAGTTCGACTGTTCACGAACTTTGGCAGTAGCATTTTTCACTTGGTCAGATGTTCCTTTGACCTGATTCTCGACTTCTTTCATCTTCTTCCTGAAAGGCGCTATCTCAGCGTCAATCATGACTTTCAATTCGTCAAGAGTTGCCATTCACTTCCTCCTTCCTTTTTCGATTGTGTCTTTCTGCAAAATCACGCATCCGTTCCTTATGCAACAAAAGCGCTTGTCTCTGTCGTTCCTGTTCTACCGCTTGCTGTTCTTCTACAAATAACTCAGGCGCATATTCCCAGAACTCAAAAACCTTGGCATCTTTGGATAACAATAAGGAAATGTGGTTAGATATCATCTGCGAAAGTCTATAAGAGTCAATAATCTTCTCTTTACGCTCTTGGATTTTGACACGGTTGTAGCTTTCAATCATTTCTCTGATTTCAAGTACCGTCAAATCCCAAAAATCAAGAGGCTTGCCCCCGATGTCCAAAAACATAGGATAAAGCCTCTCAATAATCTGCGTTACTGTTAAGATTACTCGACTACTGTCATTTTCTTCTTGGAAGTTTTCTTGTCCTTGCTTCCTCGTGGAGTAAAACCCGATACTTCAAATAGTGGCATTAAAACCTCTGTCATGAAGGTTGTTTGGTCTCCACCGTTATCGACGTACTCATCATATAGATCATAGACGTCCTCAAAGGAATACCCATGTTCATACTGCTGCAAAGCTCCGTGAACTAACAACAACATAACTTTCAAAGGCGGTAAAGTGAACTCTTCGCCAGCCTCAGGCATGAAAATCTTCAGCAAGTTCATGCCGATTTTTTCTTCCACAGTTGCAGCTTGATGAGATGTCAAACGTAGCTTCAACTCTTTTTCGTCAGTAACTTTCCAAGTTGTGTATTTTAACGCCATTTAATTAACCTCCTAAACCATCTGTAAATTCCAAATCTGACTGCAAGGCAATCTTAAGTGTGAACTCGATAACGGCATTGACACCGCCTCCGCCAAGTTTTACAGATACTTGACCTTCAAAACGAACTTTAGTACCGTCTGGGTAAGCTTGTTCAAAGAAGAGTTTTTTCTTATTGTCTGCCGCTTTACGTAATACACGATAAGGCGCAGTTTCGCTATCGTTCTTGTAAGAGAATTTGTATTCCAATTCCCCTGCGTCCCCGATACCAAACTCATACATTTTTACTTTATCTTCAAGAGTAGTGTTCTCTACTTTTTCAGGTTCAATACCAAACTCTGGTACTTCTTTCAATCCAACAAGTTTGGTATAAGTTCCTTTAGCTTCGCCATAAGATAGCGTAATTCCATTTGCTAACATGTTTAATTCTCCATTCTAAATTGAAAAACAAGCTCTGAGTGTAAGTCAACGACACCTTCAAAACGCATGACCTTATGTCTCAAATGCGACGGGTCTGGCACGTCTTGGCAGTCGGTTCTTCTCAAACCTAAAGACTCAAAAATCTGATTGATTTTAACAGCTACCTCACTAGTGCTGGTATCATCAAAGATATCCACCTTGTAGCGGATAGATGATTTTTGTTCCTGGTCGTCGAACCACTCTCCGGGCTTGTTTTGTTCTTCCAAAAAAATAACGACTGGGAAAGTCTCCCAATCGCTAGGATAAGTATCAGTCACATTATCTGCGACCTTTTGCAATTCTTTATAAATAACAGGCTTGATATTGATCATTATATTTGTTCTCTTATCTTTCTACGGACATAATTCGAAATATTCTTGGACACACGCTCTTGATTGTCTCTCAAAGCTGGATAAAGATAAGGCTGGGCAGGTTGACCATACATCTTGTAGAACTCCCCAATCTTTTGAAAGTGGTAAGGTCCTACATCGATTTGGTCTTCATGCACATACCACGGGCTAGAGCGATAAGACACGCTGACCTCTGGTGATATACCTGAATGGCTAGCTTGTCCTTTTGGCCCTGTACCAAACTCTACGTATGGCGCATAGTGTAGATTTGTGTAAACCTCTCCTATAACCTTATCTCCGTCCATTTTAACCCTAGTCTTGATACTATTTCTAAGTTCTCCATTGTTACCTGGTGCAAGTCTTTTAGCATCAGCTTGGACAATGGTTTTGGCTGCATGATGAACCGCCTTTGAAACAATATCTCGTTGCGCAACATCTGACAACTTTCTGAACTTAGCTATAAGCCTATCTGCCCCTAGTAGCTCTGACACGTTCTAACTCCAAAACTTGATGATGCGTATAGACCTTTTTAGAAATAACCCTGTGAGTCACTTCTGTCTGGCTATCGATACACACACCATCTTTCACTTTGATAGTAGCTGACTTGTCGGCATTTGCGTTCAAAATATCATTGACACGCTCACCGTACAATTCAGATTGTAACTTGCTACTAGCTGGCCACAATTCAAGACGGACTGTCTCGGCTTCCTTGGCATACCCCTCTTTTGCGACACCTTCCTCTGTGACAGTTTTTTCAAACCGCCTCATCGGATAAGGCTTCAGTCTACTCTGCTTCAAAAACATGGCCTGCCACCCTTGCTAATCTGTGCATGCGTATACGCTGTAAAAGACCCGTAGACAGGCCGTTTTCTCCGTAGACTACTGCTATACCGCCCTCGGTTCTAGAGTGCTCTCCTTCCGCTCCTGAGCGATTGTGGAGCTCGATAGCAACCTCAGGTATTAAGAGATTTAAAGCAGACGTCAAAGATGTGCGATTAGTCTCTGATAAGATAAGATTTGTAGCCCTCGTTTGGAGCAACATGAGAAGCTGAGTATCTTCTTCGCCTGTTAATTTCTTCAGCAACTCTATAGACATATCAATCCTCTTCTAAGAACTCAGATTCAGGGAGGATTTCCTCAAGAACATCTGAGATAGCGACACCATTGCTGGCAAAATTGTTAGCCAGTTCTGCATAGCGCTCCTCAGTAATCTCAAGTTCTTCTCCTGCCAGTCGTTTCACATTTGATTCCCAATCATAGAAATCTTGTTTGATTTTAAATTTCACTTTTTAAATCCTCCAGCACCTCTACAATTTCGGCTTTTGATAACTTATAGGCGCCAGCTATGCCAGCTTCTTTGGCTAGATTCTTCAACTCTTCTAGAGTCTTATTCTCTAAATCAGAATACTGGCTAGCCTGCTCCTCTTGGATATAATGACGTCGTAGCAATAAGCTCATATCGTCACCTCTTACTCACCGAATTTTACAACTCGTGTAGGGTCGTATAGGTAAACACCATAGTGTTCATCACCAGTGATGACTGTTGTCTTTTTAAGGATGTCACGGTCTGTTTCGATAGCCACATCACGTTTTAGCATGATAACAAACGCACCATATTTGTTGGCATCGTCTGTCTGAGTCTGGCTAGGAGAGACTTTGACGATAAAGCCTTTACCTTTTTCAACTTTCTTAGTACGCACAATTTGAACACCTCGTGTTTCTCCAAATGTACCAGAAACAACTGTATTCGCTCCTACTTCTGTGCCTGAAATCCATTCTTTCACAGTGTTAGCACGCAAATCAATGGCATCTGCTGGATTGATAAGAGCTACATATTTTGCGTCTTCTTCATCGTCAAAAATAGCAAGTGCTTTATCAAGAGCTGCTCCTGTTGTTGGAGCTTCTGCAACGTGCTGTGTTGCAGTCTTAGCCACCGCTACCAAATCATCATCAATCTTGTTGGCAATAGCCAAACCAAGCTGGTAAGTCGCTTGACCTAGTGGGTCGCCAAGACCTGACAAAAGAGCTTCATCGGTAATTTCATAACCTTTAGCAGCCTTTTTGATGGTCATAGTGGTCTTTTTAGTAGTCAATTGGTCTGGAGAAATAGCTTGACCTTCTCCAACCTCAGTCGCATCTCCTGCGTACTCCCAAGCTGGAACTGTTAGAGTATTCCCTGGTTGTCCTTGGAGTGCTGTTTCCACATAAGCGAGTGGAGTAAATTTAATCAATTTAGGTAGTTTAGCGGAAACCATGTCCGCCATCACTTCTGGGTTAAACATAGTGGCTAATTTAGTTTGTCCTGCTGTCATTTATTTTAACCTTTCAATTTCTTATAGAGTTCTGGGTTCTTTTGATAGAGTTCATTTCGACTCTGATAACCCATACGAGCAAATTCTTCTTTTGTGATACCGTCGCTATCGACTGGCGCTTGTTTCATTGGGGCTCCGCCTTTTAGCTTTTCTTGTACGCCTTTTTGCACGGCTTGCTCCCATGATTTCTGCAATACAGCGACAGACTGCGATACCGTCTCTGCGCTTGTCAAATCGACTACATTTACTAACTCAACAGGTAAGTCACGTTCACTTAGCATTGCTTTAGCTTCTGCGGTCAATTCCTTACGAGCAATAGCCTTTTCACGGTCAGCTAATTCTTGCTCACGCTGGTCTAACTGATACTTCTGTTTCTCGTCAGCGTTCATCTTGGCAAGTTTCTTAGCTTCGTTTTCCTTGGCTTCTTGCTCAGCTTCCCATTTAG